TTAGAGTTTCACCCTCATCCTGTACCCAAGGCAATTGTTCAGGCCAGAAATTTCAACAAGGCACGGACCACGTTCCTTCATACGATAGAAAAATATCAACATAATGGAAGAATACATGCAAATATTAATCAACTACGAACAGAAAATGGTGGTACGTTGACAGGTCGATTTAGTTATTCTAACCCTAATCTTCAACAAATTCCTGCGAAAGACGATGCTCAATCAGATATTAAAATCGGTTCCTTAGTTCGAGGATTATTTTTGCCTGAAGAAGGAGAGAAGTGGGGTTCTTTTGACTACTCTCAACAAGAGCCACGACTCGTGAGCCACTATGCGAATATCGTGAAACTAGAGGGTGCTGAAAAAATTGTGAAAGCTTATAACGAAAATAAAGAAACAGATTTTCATACAATCATGGCTGAAATAGGAAATATACCTCGTAAGAGCGCTAAAACCATAAATTTAGGACTATTTTATGGTATGGGTGTAGGAAAATTATCTGATCAATTAGGTATTGATCCTGAGGAAGGTAAGTCTTTGATTAAACAATATAATGAGAGAGTTCCTTTTGTTCGACAGTTAGCTAATGCAGTCTCTGATCATGCGAATAAAAGAGGTGCAGTGAAGACTTTCTTAGGTCGAAGATGTCGTTTTGAATTATGGGAGCCAAAAGCATTTGGTTCTTACAAAGCGTATCCTTTGGATAGAGCTAAAGAAGAGTATGGTGAATATACTCCTTTGAAAAGATCAGGGACATATAAAGCTTTAAATAGGTTGATACAAGGATCAGCGGCTGATCAAACAAAAAAAGCCATGATTGATTTAGATAAAGAAGGTATCAATCCTATGATTCAAATTCACGATGAACTAGCCATTAGTCTTAATGGTGATCCTGAAGTGGAGAAAAAAGTTATCGATATTATGGAAAACACGATTGAAATGAGTGTTCCTTCCAAGGTCGATGTAGCAATAGGAAACAATTGGGGAGAAGCAAAATGAGAATAATGTATCAAAACGGAGAACTTAAACTTAGCTTAACAAAACAAGAAATAAAACACATTGTAGATAACACAGGTAGTCCAGTGACTATGGATATTAAAATGTTGAAAGTGTTACATGAGGATATATCTGATTGTGTCAAAGCACACTGGTCTAATATAGAAGTGTGGGAAGCTATAGAAGAACACCTAGCGTCTCAAAAAAGCATAAGTAAAAAAGAAAAATAAGTATTATATTCTCCTCGAAATAAACCAAGGAGATAATAATGTTTAACCTAACTAATAAAGCCAAGAATCATTTTTTAAACTTCTTTAAGCAAGAAGATAAAGATGAATCCATCAAAGAATTTTGTCAATCAGAGTACAAAAAAGATTGGTACGCAGCTTACAGATTTTATAAAGAAGAAGGTCAGTTCCCTAATTTTATTAGAAGAACTCTTTAAGTATTAGCTACTATTTCAGCTAGATGCTCACATCTGTTGGTGGTTTGCTTATGCCACCTAGAATTTTTCATTTCATCCGAAGCTTCTTTCCACTTCTTGTTTCTCATGTTTTTCCACATCTTGGAGAAATTTCGGACACCTTGAGTTCCTAGCTGAAAAACCATTTCCACAATAACGTGTTCTATATGAACAGGTAAATCGTGACCAATACATTCCTCAATTAAAGCATCAGCTCCCGCTGCTGCTCTGTTTAAATCTAAATCAAATAGTTCATCTATTTCTTCTCTAGAAATTTTTTTTCCTTCAGGAAATCTTTCTCTTTCATGTGGTTTAATAAGGTGGCCTATGCCAATCGTGGCTTTTCCTAAACTGTCCAAATATACGTGGTCAACAATTCCTTCCGCAGAAGTGACTCTAGCTCTTAATTCATCTGTAATTTCAATCATGATGCACCTATACCCCAATGTTCTTCATGAGGATCTTTTTCTACCTTTCGTTTAAATATATTTATAATAAATTGAATTAATTTCATTTATTTAAGTTTATAACCTAAACCAGAGTATTTGTCTACACTTCCTCCATCTTTAAATGTGAAATTTAGTCCACCCTGTACTCCTTCAGGTGTAGCAGAAAGATTGTAATTAACAGGAGTTTGGTTAAACATAAATTGATCCGAGTAGCCTATTCTATTTGGATTTAATGGATCAAATTGAATTTTGTTTAAGTTATATTTGTTAGCTAGATTTTGTAAATTTTGTAAATTACCAATCACATTCTGACCCATGTTACTTGCCATAACACCTGACATATCCATATCACTTACTCTTATGGGATCATAGACTTGTTGATTAAATAAAGGATTATCTAAATTAGAATCTCTATCAGGCAAAAAAGGAAAAGCATTATCAAATTCTTCATTTGACATTTGACTAGGGAGAGTTTCCAAAGGTTCTACTAAAATATCATTTCTAGGAGTTAAGTCTTTAAAAGGTTCTTCTGTGGTAGTAAAAATTGTACTACCACCACCTGTTGTTACGGTAGGCTCTCCTGAGAGATTTTTTCTTAAATTATCATACACACCTTTCACAGATTCTATTCCTTGTGTAGTTCCACTTTTAACTCTACTAAAAAGATCAGATAAAACAGACCCAATAGCTCCACCTCTTCCTATAAAATCGCTTATACCTCTTCCAATATTACCAAGTCCATATCCAATATCCCCCATAACTTCTCTTGTTGTAGGACCATATTGTTGAACTAGTCTTTGTCTTTCTTCAGTTAAACTTCTTGGAGCGTCTAGCTTCATTTGAGTAACACCTGAAACACGACTTCCTGTATCTGTATAAACAGGTTTTGTGTATAGGTTTTTGAATCGCTGAAGTTCATCAGCTTGCTTCATTCTTCTAGCTGCTCTGTCGTCAGAGACATCTGGTCTGTTGGAAAAGAATTCTTTACGACCTCTAGCAACGTCTAAATCTCTAGCAATATCTGCTCTACTTGTTCTAGCTCTACTAGCCTTAGCTTTTAGTTGTGCAGTTTTACTAGTTGGTGTTCTTCCTGGAGGAGCCATTATGCTACCACCTGTGGTTTTTTAAATTTTTTAGAATCATAGAGATCCACGATACCACCCTCTGCTGCATTGAACAAAGGTAATCCAACAGATTCTAAGCCAGCCATAGTTTGTGGATTTATTCCATCAATAGAAGCTACATCCATTTGAGGCATTTCAATAGGATCAATAACATCAACACCTGTATCTCCTCTGCTAACCTGAGGTTCTGAAAAGGTGACTGTGCCTCCACTTGGTGGAGCAGTGCTTGGTAAAGTATCTTCTTTGCTTTCTTCTATATTGTTAAGTTCATCTAAGAATATGTTTGAGTCTCCTTGAAAGATATCGACTTCTTTAATTATTTGATCTAATTGATCAGTCTTACTTGGATCTTTTTCGAATAACTGAATATTGTCTAATAAAGTATCTATTTTGTTTTGTGCATCTTCTAATACATCTGGATTAAAACTAGGATCTAAAGCTTGTAATTCCGTGTTAATAGCAGAGTCCCTCCCTCTTTGTTCTAAATCTGCTGATAATGCCCTAAAAAATTGTACATATGCGGTCTTTCTTTGTATAGCAGGTAAAGTTGAGTCAAACCCTTGAATAGCAAATTTTAATGTTTCAGGACTTGTTAAAAAGTTAGAAAAGCTTCTAACACCTATAAGAGATCCTACAACTCCTAAAGGACCACCAAGAACTACTTTAGCAATTCTAGCAAATGGGTTGTTAGTAATGGCTCTTGCTCCACCCATACCACCAATAGCGATACTTCTTCTCAAGAAAGTTCCTGTTGCTGGTATATTAATATTTTGTTGTCTCGTTAACATCTCAATTAAATCACCAACATAATTACTAGGTAATCTTTGAGATTTAGGAAGGGACTCGTTTACCAAATCTACCAATTGATTAAAAGCCTTACCTTTTACCTTACCTCCTGAGCCATCCAATCCTAGTTTCTTTAACAATGTTCCTGTGTCTAAGACATCCATTCCTGATTCTTTAATGTTTTTTGTTGAAGCAGCAAAAGCGTCATCAAACCAAGTTCTTACTAATTCGCCTGCTAATTTTCTATCACCACCAGTTATTCGAACTAAATCATCAACTGCTGAAGGAGACATTCTTCGAAGTAAAGGAGCAACTAATTCATCAACATATTTTTTTGACTCTCCTTTAAATTTACCACTCAAAGCAGTAAAAATATCATCTACTTTTTCAATTTCTCCAGCCACCACTCTTTCAAAAGGTTCTCTAGCTGTCGTGTATATTTGTCTGAAATCTTGAATTTGTTGTATGTAATTTTTGACTATAACTTGATCTTCTTTTGAAAACTTAGCTAAAAAATCATCAGCATTAGCGTTATCTAACAATTTTCTCATTTCATCAAATGATGCACCTAATTTTTGTTTTGAAGTTCCTGGTTTTCCTTTAGAATTTTTCACTGCATTTTCTAACTGTTCCATTACAGCTTTCCAACCTGTGTAATTTATTCTAGCGTTTTCAGGATATAGTTTTACAAATCTTTTAGCAAAATTATAAAATTCACTGTAGCCTGGATCAGTCGTTTTAGATACATTTTTACCATATGTTTTTTCAAAATCATCAATATACTCTGTTAAAAAATTTCTCATGTTATTAACAGGAATTACCTTCCCTTTGTTAGGAACTAATTTTTCTGTTTTGACTATTTCATCACTAATTCTACCCATGGTTTTTTTAAAAGTACCGTAGGCTTTGTTTGATTGTTCAAAAATATTTCTTGCAAGGGTATCGTCATCCAATCCTTTACCCATTTTATTAGAAAAGTCTCCTAATAAATCAAATAGTTTTGCTGATCGCTCTGCTGTTGCACCTTTTAACTTAGTTCCTAAAAATGGAATCTGAGCAAAACCCATTCTAGCAACATTTATGAATTTACCTGTTAAGGTTTTATTATCCAAATCTCCTATAGTAAAAGCTAGTTTATCTCCTAAATATTCTTTTGATTTTTGAAAAGCTTCTTTAAGATTTTTATCTTTTAATACACCACTAGATAAGGAAACTCTAAAAGCTTGAATAGCAGCCTCAGCCATAGGACCTACTGCAGCCCAAGTTAAACCTGTTTTAATGTCTTCAGGCAACACTTCTAATTGCTCCCAAAGACTCATTTCTTCCCCTGTAGATTGACTTTGTATTATATCAAAAGCTTGAGCACCTGCCGTGGATCCTAAAGCATCATACAGAATTAAAGATAGTACTTTACCTGGGACACTAGGAACATAAGGAAGAGCTTTTAATGTTAAGGCTTTTGTTCCTACTGCTAAACCTGAGATACCACCTACAGCTTCAAATGTTTCTCTATTTAGTCCATACTTTTCCATACCTTCTCTTTGTGAAAAAATCTTCTCTAAGCTCTTAGGATCTAATAATCCTCCTTCATAGGCTTCAGGATCTTGAAGAGCTATATTTGGTTTTGTTAATGATCTTAATAATTCTGAAAAAATATTAGGAGTCTTTGTTGTTTCAAACTCTTGTAACTCTTCTATTCTTTCATCTTTTTTCTTTTGAAGATCGTCTAGCTCTTCTAAAAAAACATTTTTATCGACCATTTTATCGACCTGACTGTTGTTTAAGTTTTTCTAATAAAGAATCTAATATTTGTGACTCAGACTCAGGCACTTGCTCTATTGCACTTAAAGCTTGTTTTACTAAATCATCATCTTTTGTTAAATTAAATTGTTGTAAAATTTGATCTATTTTAGATCCATAAGGAATTTTTCCTCTTCCAATGGCTTCTCTCATCATATTAGCTCCGTCTCTTACATCTGATAAAATACCTTTTAAGGTATTAATTGCTCTGGTAGCATCACTAAATCCTGAAATGTTTAACTTACCTCTTTGATCAGCAATTCTATTCATCGCTGGAATACGAGTGGAAGAAATATCTTTTTGAAAGTTTATAAGTTTTTCAGGTATCAATTGTTCTAGAGTTGATAATCTTTGAATAGATGGATCAGATAAAAATTCAGTAACACGTGAGGGAATAGGAGTTGTTCCACCAAATACCTCAAACAATTGATTTATAGGTAAAACTCCTTTTTGTGCTACCTGTATCGCATCACCCACTAAACCTGCTAGTTTAGGATTGGTTTCAATCAATCCAATAGACTCTTCTAATAAATCTTCTAGTTCTTGACTTAAAATAATTCTGTTTTGATATTTGGTAATTGTGTTCTTGTCTTTAATAAGCTCCATACCACCTTGACCAGATTGTTGTTCAAAAGGAACGCCCATATCTCCACTTTCAATACCTTCCATGGCTTCCTCATAAGTTAAACTTCCACCACTTTTTTCACCACTTTGAGTGCTTCCTGTTGATCTTTTTACTATTTCACCACCGTCTTTATTTCCCTCTACAGATGTGGTTGTAAAAGTTTGTTCAACTAAAGGCTGTTGCGCTGTAGCTGAAACAGGGACAAATCCACCATCTAATAAGTCTGCTATTTTTCTAGCATCTCTTACTTGGTCTAAAACGATGACCCTACCTGAGTTTGGGTCTCTAAGATACGTTGGTTTTTCCATGCCCTTTGACTGTTCAAAAAGCATTTTTAATTGATTCTCTAACCCTAGTTTAGCTAGATTAAATTCTCTCTCTGACATTGAAGCTTTTTTGGATAATAAAGATTTATAAGCTTGCATTGCAATTGCCTTATCTTGAGCTTTCACTGCTCCTGTTATTTTATAAATATCTCCTGCTGTTTGTTTTAAAACTTCATTGATATCTGCTCCAGTGGCAATATCTAAGCCTCTTTGAATTCCTGTCAAAGCTAAAGCTCTTTTTGCCTCTTCTTTACCGTCTCCTGTAACTTGTCTTAATAGATTAATTTCACTTTGAAGAGTTTCTGCATCCATTTTTACTGGAGTCACATATTCTTTCATAAAATCAGAAATTAAAGCACTAGACATATCAGTGTAACTAGGAGTAGGAGTAGGAGCAGAAGTAGTATTCATTGTTCTTGGAAGAAAACTAGGATCACCTTGAAGGCTAGTAGAAGGTATGTTTCTATAATTAAAAGGTGCATCAACAATTAACCCTGTGTTAGCTCTTACAATTCCCATATTTTGTGGATTAGCTAATTGATCAGAAGCCATTGGCATCGGTCCTTGGGCCATCATTTCTTGTCCTTGAGGAGCGTTAGCAATACCTTGCTGTTTTTGTTCTTGTAATTCAAACACTGGTTGCACTAAAGCTAATACAGATAAAGGAGTATCAGTAGCATCTTTTTCACCAACAACGCCTGCTAGTTCTTGAACTCTACCATCCATAGGAACTTCATCACCACGAATCTCATTCATTAATTCAACATATTGATCAGGAGAAACCTTAGCGATACCTTCTTGAGACGGATCACGATCCGCGATCATCGGTTCTTCTTGATCTAATCCATCAGCAATGCCAACAGCATCAGATTTCATTTCACCACCCTCAGCTTTGCCAAATATAATTCTTCCTTTAATAGTTTTTAAATAGTCGTCTTGTTGATCACTACCCATATTCATAAATGCACCAAGGTCAAAATCAGTAGACCCTGTTATCATTTCAAAAACTGTGTTTAATAATTGAGGATTAGTCATCGCATCATCAAGATTAATTTTATAAGACTTGTCAGGAACTTCTCTATTTAAACTTGAATTATCAATAACTCCTAATTTATCTAAAATATTAAATTGTAAAAAAGAAGGAACAGACATTTCACCTGTATCAGGAGACCCTGTTTGTCTCATTGCTATAGGACTAGATTGAACTTGTTGTTCAGACATAAATTTTTGATATAGCTGACCTATAATCTGATCTCTATTAGGGTCTTGCATTAAGGCTTGTAATTGTTCAGGAGACAAGGCTGTTTGTAAATATTGCATAAAAGCCTGTTCACCACCCATAGGGCTTCCCTGTTGCCTAAACAAAGGTCGTTGCATAACTTGATTCATCATTAAAACAATCCTCCACTTTGCATTCCACCTAAAGCGCTAAGACCTGCAATACCATAACCTGCAATTTGTTGAAGAGGAGAGACTGAAGAACCTGTGGGAGCAGTTGATGTTTGAATTGTTTGTTGTGATGTCGGTGCTCCCTGATAAATATCAGATAAGAAACCTACTCTTTTATACGGTTCATACATTTGTTGTAATTGATTTTGTCTTTGAGCCTCTAACTCTGATTGAGTTTGTTGTTGCCCTAAAGAACCCAACCCTAATAAAGTGTTAATATCTTGGCCACCTAATTGTTGTCCTGTTGCTCCTAATTGAGCTTGTTGTCCTGCAAATGTTCCATACTGAGGAGCGAGTGCACCAAGACCTGCTGCTGAGCTTTGTTGTCTTTGACCTAATTGTTGTTGTGCATTTAAAAATGCTTGAGCTTGAGATTGAGCTAACGCTGACGCACGATTACGCTCTAATTCTGCTTGTGCAACTCCTTCTCTTCCACCTCCAAAAGCACCTGCTTGAATTGCTTGTGCTGCTTGACCTTGTTGAGCTATGTTATATGCACGATTAATTTCATCTTGAATTGATTGTTGATAAGGATTCATAAAAGGTTGAATCTGTTCCATAGTTGGAGCTGTACCAATATCTGTGTAAGCTTGTGCTGCTTGACCTAATGTTCCAAGGCCCGCGGCCTGTGATTGAAGAGCAGAGGTCAAAAAAGGTTGATAACTACCTATACCTTGTTGACCTAATTGAATAGCTTGTAATTGTTCAGGAGTTAATCCTGCTATTTGTTGCTCAGGTAATGTTAAAGGCTTGTCTGCTAAAGATTTTGCAGTGTCTAAAAGACCCAGTTTCCTAGCTTCTATTTCAGGTGCTTCTCTTACTATTTGTTCTGTTGTTTCCATTATACCATACCTATACTTTGCTGTGATAGACTACCACCGTTTTCTAAACTTTTCATCATTTTATACATGTTTTTTGCTCCCGCTTTTCGCGATCCACCACCCGCGTTTCTCACAGCTTTAGCTGTCATAACAAACTCACCATCACTTAACATCGCAGGAATATCATCAGAAGTTCCTGTCCCAGGGCCTGCAATTTCACCGATACGCTTTGGATGCTCTTTTACTTTACCATCAGGATGTTTTATTTGTTGACCACTTCCAGATGCAAAACCTGTTATTTCACCACCCATGGCAGCATATACGGTTGGATCATATCCTTGAGGACCTGTTATATCTTTCAATTGATATTGAGCATAATTAGGAGTGTATAAATCCTCTCGAACATATCCTTCCTCTTCTTCTTCTTGTTGTTTTGGACCTAATAATTGTTCAGCTAGAGGTAATGCAGATAGTCCAGCATATGCTGCAGGACCATATTGATACATGAAACTTGATTCTTTAGGTATTCCCATTGCAGTTATCATTTCATCTGATATAGGGTTTCCTGTTGCCTCTCCTAATAATTTCATTTTTTGAAATTGAGGATTTATTGCTCTTTGTCTTGGATCAAATGAAGTCATGAGCTTGTCACCTGCTTTTTTAAAAAAACCTTTTTCAGGTGTAGCGTTAGCACTAGCAAAAGCCTCTGTTACTGTACTAGGAGTCATGTTCCCTACAGCGATGTCTCTGTTAATTGCATCTGCAAATTGTTCGTTTACAGGTATGTTTGTCACTTGTGGTATTTTTCTTCCTGTAACACCCTTCATGAATCTTTGACTCGCAGTTCCCTCTCCACCTTTTAAAAGACCTGAAATACCTGAAGTGGCTGCTTGAATTGCTACATCTTTTGCGATGTCTACTGGTTTTTTTCCTGCTAAAGCTCCTATACCTGCTCCTACAACCGATTGACCTAACCTACTTGCCAAAAAACTTCCAAGTTTACCTCCTACCAATCCACCAACACCTGGCATGACGAAAGGTAAAACATAAGGTGCAATAGGAGCTACAGCTTTAGCAACACCTGTAACTGTATCTTTAACATTTTGAAAAAAATCACCAACAAGAGAACCAAGACCTAGTTCATAAACCTGTGCATACTCTTTTTGATCCATTTTTCACCTTTATTTTTTATTTGATGCACCCAAACTAGCAAGTCGTGGTGCGAAAATTGTTACATCTCTTTGAATATGCTCTTCTGCGGTATCTGTATCTGGATTTTCAATGTCCGCGGTGCACGCTTCTTCTGATTCGTATGTTTCATTGGTATTTTTATTTGTAAGTACTGTTTCTGTTTTACAACTGTAAACAGGAACCTGTTGACCATCAACTTCTTTGTGTCCTAAAAGCTTTGGTTCTTCTACTATTTTATTCATATTAACCTTTATTTGTACTATTGTTGATCCTTCATTTCAAGTACAGAAACCTTAATAACAAGGTCATTTGCATCACTTGATGTTACTTTTAAACTATCACCCCCTTCAAATACAAAGGTGCCGTTGATGATTTTTGTTGCTTGATGTGCCACTTGAACATTGTTAATCTCAAAATCAGTAGTTCCATTATTATAAGTCAATATTGCATTAAGTGTTCCAGAACCTGCTTGATTATGCAAAACAATAGTTTTTACCATAAATGTAGTTACAGGAACGGGTGGTGTTGCTGCCACATTGGCATTAGGGACTGTAAATAAAGTATTCGCTGCTGTATCTGCAGGACTTAAAACAAAGGTTCTAAAACGATCAGGCATCGGTGGTACCTCCTGTTGCGAAGAATGTAGTTCTTCTATTCACTTCGTCTTTATTGTCTTGTTGATAGGATGAGTTTAATTGTAGAACAATCTGTTCTAGTTGTCGTACCATTTCAGCAAAAGCTCTAGGATCATAATCTTGTGGTGGATCAGGAAATCTAGTTTGAGGTATTTTAGCCATTATCGTCCTCCATCAGGTTCCGCATCTATATGATACGTTCCTACTTTAAAGTTACCACCTACAGTATTACTTTCTATTCTAAAATTAGCTTGTCTACCTCTACCTCTCATATCTTTTTTTGTATCTGTTGCAGCTACTGTTAAAGCTGTTTGACTAACAACATTTCCATAAGGATAATCTTTAAAACTAAATGTTACAGTTAGATTGCCTGATTGATCTCTAAAGTCAGGAACAAATCTAGAAATTCTCATAGGGTTTTCTCCAGACTGATCAATGGTAAAATCTCCTGTTTGAATAAAAGACTGCATAGCAGATCCATCATCATCTGTACCAAACTCTTGTTGATAATAATTAGAAACACCGTTCGATAAACCAATCACGGTGGGTGTTGTATTGGTAGCAGTATTTGTTAAATATTCTGTTGCTAAAGGAAACTGAAAGACACCTCGGTCAACCCATGATGTTCGATTCAGTGTGCCTACGGACCAAGTTTGTTCTAAGTAGTTATAGACAACACAACGATTAACTTGTGGCTGTGCAATATTATCAGGATTAGTTACATAGAACCAAATAATTTCTGCAAACTCTGTATTCACACCAGCAAAGATTTGATCGGATTGTGTTAAATCAATATTTTCAAATACGAAGTCATCAACACTACAAGGTAGTTTTTTCACAGTACCATCAAAGACAAAGAAAGCATTCTGACCCATCCAATACGCTACGTCTCTAACAACAACAGCAGAGTGTTGTCCTAATAGTCCACAGTTACGACCTAATTGACTTAATCCAAATGTAAAGGGTGGACCAATAAATTGTAAGCCATGCAGTGATGTATCTGTCCATACTAATATTTGACCACGAGCTTTGTCTGCTCCCACAATACTAGAACCATCTTGTATTCGCAGTGATCCTGCAGTGTTTTCTGCAGCAGGTTGATATGTATTAATATCTTCTTGTGATGAGAAACGCAGTAACAAAGGATCTTGTGAAGAGCCTGTGCCTACAGTTTTTTCTGTACCAAATAAAATTAAATGTCTGTCGGGTGTAGAAACTAAAGAAAACTTTGAAGTTGTTGGTGCGTTTGTAACTAAACTTGCTTTACCTGTTAAACCGTCCGTGGTTGGCGACCATTGAAACGTTGATCCATTTAATGCAGTTGCAATTAATAATTCACCGAAATTATCTAAGGACCAATCTCGACCATCTAATGTCACAGAAGAAGTTGTACGAGCTGTGCCCCATGTTTCTGTATTCCAAGTTGATGTACCCCAACCATAACCAAAAGTAGAAAAGGCAGGTGCAATAGCAATGTCAAAAACAGCAGTTGCTGTTCCATTGTTTGTAGTGCTTCCTGTAGATTCTGTTGCGTCTTGTTGGATAACAAAAGCATTGGTACTTGTTACTGATTTTATTTCAAAACTTCGATCAAATTGTTCTGCTGTAAAACTTGTGCCTGATAATCCTGTAGTTCCTGAGAAAGTAACAATATCTCCTACATTGGCCCCATGACCTGTGATATTAACAGTCACATTGGCTGAACCGTTTGTTGTATTAAAAATACTACCTACAGAAGAATTAGTTTGTCTTACAGGGGTGATGTCATACAAAACATCATTAGCATATATGTATAATTTTTTATCTGTACCGAGAGCCGCTAATCGTGTTCCATCTAGTGCAACCCAATGGTGAGCATCACGAGCCACACCAATTAACTTATTGTCTGTGGTCTTTTGCCAACCCCCTATTTTTTCAGGAAGTCCGTAACGAAAACGAATATTATCGCAATCCGTGTAACCATTAGCTACACCTAGACTACTTGTTTGTTTCTGTATTCCCGGTTTGAGTTGTATTTTTGTTAATGTCATCAGCTAAACTAAACATGGATCCAACATGACCTTGAAAATGCATACTTCCCATATGCGTTAAAGGTGATGCTATATCAGCCCATATCTTACCACCGATCTTAGACCATAGTCTAGAAAAATAATAGTCCTCGCTGAGGTATCTCTCACTTTCATCCCATGGTAATTTACCGACACCAAAGAGATCATAGCAGTTATCAGAAAAATAACTTTTACCATTAACAATTTGATCAGTTTTATATTTGCGATCAGGATAGGCTTTTTTCATCTTTTTAAATACATCTCGTTTTATCAACATCATACCTGTTGCAGCTTCCATAACTTCACAAAATCCACCTTGTAATTTAATGCTTTGTGTATTTTCAAAGTTTAAATTGTACCCTAAGGCTTTATATTGCAAATGTTCTTCTGAAATATCAGGGTTTTTTATCAGGGCATCTTTGACTTGATTCCAATGAATACACTTACGAGGGTAGATACCACAAGCAATATCTTTGTCTGCTCTAATTAATCGTTCAATATTCATCGGTTGAAAACCGATATCAGAATCTACAAATAAAAGATGTGTTCCTATATAATCTTTATCATCTAAAAACATAGAGACAATCGTATTTCTTGCTCTAGTGATTAATGATTCATTACCCATCGTTTGTAGTCTCATATCGACACCTGATTGTGATGCCCAGTTTTGTAGTCCTAATACACCATGTAGTGTATTTTCACTTAGCATTCCACCATACATGGGCATCCCCAAATATAGTTTTATATTATGATCTTTAAGATCGCCTTCTATCATTATTATTTACCTTTCTTGTTTAAGCACTTGTGCCGTAAAAATCTTCGAGAGTTACTACACCAGAAGTGGGTACTCCTGTGTTTGTATTTACAGTAATATATCGTTGACCAGCATCACCATTTAATGTTTGTTGGCCTGCTGCATGTCCTCGACTACCCCAAGTACATGAGGTGGTGATTGTTTGTCCAGCAGAAGCAGAAAATGATAAAACTTGACTAGGGGTTTGTGGTTGACTTCCGTTTTGACTAAAGCTCGCAGTGCCTACTACCGAACCATTAACACTCACTGAATGAGAACAAGTCAAACCCGGATCTCCAGTAGATAAATATGTTGAACAAGTCAGTCTATATGTACCAGTTACATTAATTACTTGTGTCGTTGTAAAATTACCTGTGCTTCCATTGTCTGCCCATATGTAAGCAAACATAATATTATTACCTGAATTAAAAATAGGAGGATTTTGTTCAAAAGATACACCTCTAAAGTTTGTGCCTGATTGAGTAGAACCAGTGCTAGATGCAGTGACTGTTGATTGTTTTGTGGAAGGAACTAAACTACCACCTCTATAATATTCTGATAAAGAGTGTGGAGCAGATCCACCAAACTCTGAGGCTAGATTTCCTATACTTATTGCTCCACTACTAGGTAGTGTCATTAGATTGTACCTGAAGCAGTGACATCACCAACACAAGTAAGATTTCCATTCTCGTCTAATTTCATTTTACCAGTGCCATCATAATTAAATTGTAAATTATTTCCTGATTGCACAACGGTCCAATTAGCACCGATTGCAAAAGTTGTTGATGCTGTAATAGTTGTTGAAGTAACGCTAGTCATCCCAACAGCCGTGCCACCTGTGAAAGCAACAGCACCTGAAGCTTGTGTTGCAATACTACCTAAACCTAAAGAAGTACGGGCCGTGGCCCCTGTTTCAAGAACAAAGTTCGATCCATCGCCAACAATAAAATTACTATCTGTTGGACTTAAACCAGCAATGTCTTGTAGTTGTGCATCAAGTCTCGCATTAGCTAGTGTGCCTGTTGTCAGTTGAGAAGCATCATGAGTGGGTTGACTTGCAATTTTTACATTAAAGTCAGATGCTCCATCACAATAAACATTTGCGTGATCACCTTGAACAATAGCAACACCATTAGCCGTATGACCTGTGGCAGCGACAGTTACAGTATGTGACCCTGCAGTATTATTAAAAAATATATAATTGTTTTCCTTGGCAGGAATAAACACAGTAATATTGCCAGACAATGTTCCTGTTAGTTCGATAACTTTATTAGAAGATTCAGCGGTTGCAGAAGCGTTGGCCGTGGTCAGTGTAACGTCAGCACTGCCTGCTACAGATTTGGATAGATATCCTGCTGCAAAAGCGTCAAGGACATCAAGATTATTATTTGTTTTATCACCCCAAGTACCAGCATTTTCGCCAGTTCCTTGTAGTTCTAATTTAAGTCTATTTGAATATGTGGATGTCATGGTTTACCTATTATGCATTAATACTCTCTATTTTCAAGTTATCAGATCCCATTGTTTGGTTGTCTCATTCCACTGATACATTTTCCCATCATCAGGGTAAGCAACAGGTGCTACCCAAAGACAAGTATCTTCATCTAATGTCCAACTGTTAAAAGGTTTGGGTGGGATAAAAGCATCTCTTGCTTGATCATACGAATAACCAACACCAGCAAAGTTTTTTCTTATGTTTCCATTATATGAAGTTTGTTTCCAAACATCTCTAGTGCCATATAAGTTATTTAAAAAATCTACTCCAGCTTGTTCATTTGTTGCAATATCGTTTGATACGACTTCTACTCTTTCAATTATGTTTCCAACTCCTAATTTTGCGAAATGTGCCATTATGCTGTGTAACTCCCACTTGCGTTAAATGTTAATATTGTATCTGAGCCACTTGTTGTGACTGAAGGACTTCCTGAAGTAGAACCTGAGTAAAGCGAAGTTGGCATCCTTAAAATTACAACACCAGAACCGCCAGTTCCACCATTAGAGTTTCCACCAGCACCACCACCAGCACCACCACCAGTATTAGCTGTTCCAGCCGAGCCATTATTACTTGAAGTATTTCCACCAGCACCTCCACCACCAGAACCACCAGAACCAGAGGTATCTCCACCTCCACCTCCACCACCAGCTCGTGTAGTGGATGAACCTGTAATTGAAGAAGCTAAACCAGCACCACCTGAACCACCTGAACTTTGATTACTTGTAGAAGCACCTACAGCAGAAGCACCACCACCTCCAGCACTACCTTCTCTATTTCCAGCACTACCTGATTGACATATTGTGCTTCCTCCAGCAAAACCTTGGTTAGCTGTTCCTGAACCTCCAGTTTGAGTTGATGTATTACCACCACCGCCGCCGCCAGAACCGCCAGCAAGACCATTCTGTGCCCTTGCACCACCTCCACCACCACCACTTGAAGTGATAGTAGTAATTCCTGTGCCAGATATAGAACTGTCTGAACCATTTGTTCCATTTGTTCCATTACCACTAGCTGTTCCACCTGTACCCCCACCACCTATAGTGACTGTGTAAGTTGTACTAGGTGTGAGAGTTAAACTTGATTCAGAACTTCCTCCACCACCTGAAGTTTCGGAGCTGTAAGAATTTCTATAGCCACCCGCACCAGCACCACCAGCAGAAAAACCGGGAGCACCTGAGTGTCCACCTCCTCCTCCTCCACCAGCAATTACTAAAAAATCAACCGAGTAAGAACTTACAGTTAAAACATTATCTCCTCCATTTACATCGGATGTTGCAAGCCAACCTTGTGTTGCATCAATATAATTTAAAATTACTCCTGATCTATTTCCTCTTAAAACTAAGTTACTGGATTGACCTTGTATGTTATTCCCATTGGGATTGATAGTTAGACTATTGGTGCTAAATTTTGATGCGTAATCTAATAGTTGAACCTCATCGCCTGCACTAGGACTAGAGGGTAGAGTAACTGTAAATGCAGATGAAGTTGTGTTACAGGGATAACCTTTACCTGCTACTGCTGTAAATCCTGTTGTTTTAACTGATTGCCAATCTATTCCTGATGCGATACCTGTTAAAGCAGATCCGTCAATAGCGGGTAAAGCGGCAGGGAATCGTGCGTCAGGAACCGTTCCTGATGTTAAATTTGTTGCATTGAGTCCTGTAAGGCCACTTCCGTCAAGTGTTCCTGTTACGGTGATCGTGTCACCATTATCACCTAACTCTAAAGTGGTTCCTGTTTGAGGAGTTATTTTATCTACATTAATTTCACTAGCCATGTTTTATCTCGCTGTTACGGGTTTACCTGTTGATGTTACAAAAGGATTAGATGCAAATGCCATGTAGATGTATGTTCTACCATTACCATTTGTTGCACCATCACCATGTCTCATTTTAAATCCATTAGAAAGAATATCAAAACCAAGTTGTGAGCTAGTAGCTTCTGCATTGCTTAAACTAGGATAAAGATATGTATCATTTTGATTATTTGGTGTTCTTGTCGTATCTTGAATCATCCATTGTTCACCTGCATCTGCGCATTTTCTCATTATCCAAGCAGGTCTAAATCCTGTGTAAACAAATGGTCCATCTGTACTTCCATTACCTGTGTAACTGCCAGCTTTTGAATAACCCTCTATATCTGCGAAACAGTACACTACATAAGTATTACCATTAGCATTTGCACTTGTTGATGTACCTATACTAAAAACACTTGATGTCGGTGTTGTGTTGTTAAAATCACCTGCTGAAAAAGATGCACCAGAACTATTTAAAAGAATAGCCTGACCATTTCCTAACGATTGATGATAAACAACCCAATTAGCAGTAACACTTCTATTCTTAATTAACATCATTGTAGGCGTTGCACTTAACCCATGTCCAACAGTGGCATTACTTCCTGTTCCCGTATAAGTCACGATACTAAAACCTGCAGTAGTATTAGGAGAAACTACTGCTTGACTAGTTCCCTTAACATTCGTAAATCCAAAGAGGCTTCCTGTGTTTGCTTGACCACCCATACCTGAGTGTTGTGTGCAATAGTAATACAATGTAGGAGCAGAGCCTGCTACTGTAATAACAGTTTTTGCACCTGCTTGTCCCGGGGTGCCTGTTGTAGTAACCCCTGTTGTATATTCGGAACCACCACCATGTGTACCATCGGCTGTACTACTAAAGCGTAAAGGATGACCTGCATTAGAAGAATCGGATTGATCAAATGTAAAGGTACCTCCTTCTTGTAGTTCTAGTGTAATGGCACTCGTGCCATAATCATCAAATCTGTATTTGTTGCCACTGTCACTGACGACCTTAACTGCGTACGTGTTTGAAGGAGCAGAGGTACCCGCTTTCCAGTTCCATCCTACATAAGTATCACCATTACCATTAACTTGTCCGTCACTAACTAAAGAAAATCCGTCACTATCAAATGATGTTAATGCAGTAGTATCAGTACCTTCAGCATCACTATTGTTAGATGCTAAATATTTTGTATTTCCTCTAGTTGAATCAAATAATCTATGGTTGGTAGCACTACTTCTACCTTTAATCCATAACCAATCTGGTTGAAATCCTACACCTGTAATATTATTAGTTCCACCATTACCAGTCCATAAAACAG